ACATCTTGTGTCAACCCATCAAATCAGCGGGTGCTGGTCGCCAGCTTGATCAGCCGCTCGCGCATGGGCTCCAGCTCGCGCATCCGCTTCTGGTCTTTGGTGGAATAGGCCTTGCCATAATCGCCATCCGGGCCCGTGAACCGCTGCAGTTCCGCCTTCGCCTCCTGCGGCGTGGTCATGCCGACCGCGCCAGCGCCACCAACGAATGCATCATCGCCCATTTTGGCCCCGATGGTGGCGAACAGGCGCATGATCCCAGCGTCGCCGATCTTGGGTTTGAGCATCTGACCGATCGACTGGATCTGCTCAAGGTCCAGCCCTGCCTCGGTGGCGATCGCCTGCGCCGCGCCCTGCGCCTGTGCGATCTTGGCGGCGTATTGATCGCCCCAATCGCGCTCAAGCTCTTGGCGCATCTGCTGCGTGGCGTCCTGCAGCTCTTGGTTCGCGACATTGAACATCTTGCCCATATGCCCGGCGAACAGCCCGACGCTGGCGTTCACCTGGTCGGGCGTCATCCCCTGTTCGTGCGCCAGCGTGCGGAACGTGCCCTCCAGATCCGTGTCCCAGGACATGCCCTCGGGCATATCCGGCTTCGCAATGTCGTAACCGTCCGGCGCTTCGGGAATGCCGAACGCCTTGGCATTGGCGCGCATCCATTCGCTGGTCTTCTGCCCCTCGGCCGGGCGGTCCATCAGCTTGTCGGCGCCCTTGCCTAGCGCCTTCTCCGCTGCGATGTGCCCGCGGATCGCTTTGGGCAGCAACGCCGCCGCGTCATCTGTCAGCATCCCGCGCGCGCGCAGCCAATCGCGCTCGGGTCCGGTCAGCGTGCCCTCACGCTCGTGCCAGGGCTTGGCGGGCGCAGCGCCATCGCCGCCCGCTGCGCCAGCCGGTGCGCCCGCCGCGGGGTCGCCGCCCGCTGCGCCCGTGCCAGCAGCCGCGCCGCCCGCATCTGCGCCCGGGTCTGCCTCGCCAGTGCCAGCAGCTCCGCCCGCGCCCTCGCTATCTGGGGCGCGGCAGATTTCACGCCACAGGCCCGCGGCCATCATCATCATCGTCAGCTTCATGGTGTTGCTCCTGCATCATCGAGTGGATTTCAAAACGGTTGACGTGCATCAGCGCCAGCAGCTCCAGCGCCAGGTCGCGGCGGCCCGCCTCATAGGCCAATTCCTCGACCGTGGCGGACAGGATGTCGTCGCTGGTGCGCGGGGCCATGGCCAGCACGCGGCCCATGGCCAGCAGATCGGCGCCCAGATCAGGCGACGCGGCGAACGCAGCGCGCCAGCGACGCGCGCGGCGCGACACGGTGCGCCGGATCGCCTCGCGGATCGATCCATCGCGCTCCGTGATCAGCGCCCGAAACAGGATCGACAGTCGATCGAAGATCATTGGCCGCCGCCCATGCCTGCCGCTGACAGGTCGCGCGCAATGCCGCCGCCTGCCTTGGCGGCCTCCATCATCTGCGCCTGTTGGGCCTGCTCCGCGCGCGCCTTGGCGATCTGGTCGGCTTCCTCGCGCGATGCCAGCAGGCGGGCGGGCACGCCGCGCGCTTCGGCCAGAACTTCGACCATATCGTCGGCGCTGATCCGGTCCATCACGCGCGGCTTGATCGCCGCCATCGGCGCCAGATCCGCGATCAGGCGCATGGTCGCCGCGCCCTCGGCAGACTTCGCCGCCATCGCCGCGGCGCTGGTGTATTCGATGACCAAATCCGCGCCGGCCGCCTCGGGCGGGGGCGGCGGGATCTGGCCCGCCTTCCACAGCATGGCGAACCGCTGCGCGATCTTCGGTCCTAGAAATTCCTCTTGCACGCGGCCAAGGTGCGGCGCCATCAGCCGCAGCTTTTCCTCCTGCCGCTCGACCACCTCGGTCGCGGTCATGCCGGTGCGGCCCGCCAGGTTCATCAGCGACCAGTGGAACGCATCGCGGATCTGATCGAGCGCCTGCGCCTGCATTTCCAGCGTCAAGCCGGTGCCGGTGAAGGTGTCGAGCGTGCCCAGCATCTTGCGCCCGCTTATGTCCATGCCGCCATAAACGACATCGCCGGGGCGGATGCGGCCCTTCAGGGGCATGACATCGCGATCCGGGGCCAGCAGCGTCGGATCGGCCGCACGCTGGCCGGCGCGCAGGTTGGCCCGCTCCATCAGATCCATTTTGCGCGCGCTCGCCAAAGCGATCCAGCCGGGCCCGACGCCATAGCTTTCGCCCGTCTCGACTTCCCAGCGCGGCGCCGTCATCGGCATGTCGTCATAACCGCCGTGGCGCAGCACGGCGCTTTCGTCCTGGCTGGTGTGGATCGAATGCCAGCGCTTGCCCTTCGGCCCGAGCTGGCCCTTCACCCAATCGCGGTTTCTGTAGATATGATGAAAGATCACCTGCTTGTGGCGTGATCCGTCCAGCGCGCGCATCTTCATTTTCTCAGGCAGCACGTCGATGCCGAAGGAATGCGCCGCCTGCACCGGCGACAGCTTGAACCGGCGGATCACCTCGATGACCTGGCCGTCCGCGTCGATGTCATAGCAGACTTCTGCCATGCTGATCGTCTGGTCCACGATCCGCCGATCGGCCACGCGCATCTCGGCGATCTGCGCCCCATTGCCCAGGGCGGACAGGTCGCCATAAAGCTGCGTCGTGGCGGAGTAGAACGGCGAGACGCTGGGCGAGAAGCTCGCGCGAATGATCGACGCCACCAGATCAAGCCATTCCTTCATCGGCTGGAACGCCGACAGCGCCGGGTCTGAACTGCTGACGCCGAACCAGCGGTTCGCTGGATTGTTAAGCGTGCCATACAGCCCCGAGCTGAAATGCTGGTTCGCGATGACCGCGCCGCTGTTCAACGGTTTTTCAGCCCGATAGTCCGATGCGTCGGCGGTCATGAACCCGCGGCGCTGCGGGCGGATCAGGCGCCCGATTTCTTCCCAGTCGCGCTCATGGTCGGATCTGGCTGCCTTCAGATCCGACCAGGCGCGCTCGGCCGTGATGGCCCGCGGGTCTTTCTCCATGACCATCGCCATCATGCAGCGCCCAGCTGGCGGTTGCTTGGCCGCTCGGCGCGGATGCCGCTGGGCGACGTGAGGATATTGGCCGCCGCGCCGGCGCGCATCCGTTGCATGGCACGCTGCAGGCTCCCTTGGCGGTTCGCCTCGGTGTTGTCCGGGGCGGCGATGATGGGGGCGGTCATCTTGGGGGCGCTTCCAAAGCACATGGTTCAGCTTCCTTTCTCGGGGATAAGCGCGAATTGCAGCCACGGCGTCTGCGACAAGCCGAAGCCGTGCAGCTCCGCCTCGAACGCAAACCCGATCGCGGTCAGCAGGCCGGGGGCGGTGGGATGCTCGGCCCAGCAACGGCACTCCAGACGGCGCAGCCCGGACTGCGCCATCGCACCGGGCAGATCGGCACGCAGGCCAGCCACCAGACGGCGCAGCGGGGCCGCGAACCTGACGTGATCGCGAGCGATCAGCGCGGCCGATGCGGTGCCACGCGCCAGCAGCTCGGCGATCATCACGATCGCGAACGGCTCGGCGCCGCCCTCGGGTCGGTGACGCCAGACGATTTGAAGGTGCGAGCCCGTCGCCTCCTGCAGCACGAACTGGCGCAGGATCGCGTCGGGCGTCGGGTCAACGCCGCCCAGCTGGATCTCCAGCCGATCCATCCGGTCCAGATCCTCGATCACGCGCAGCGCCGACAGCAGCTCGAACGGCGCTAGGCTCAGATCGCGCCAGGCGCGGGCCCGCGTCAGCAGTTGCGGCAGGATCGGCGCGAAGCGCGCGGCGGCGGTCATCGCCTGCCCTCCGCGCCGCTGGGGTCGGTCACGCTCCAGCCGGTCAGCAATGCGCCGGCATCCCCCCCCATCGGACGGCCGCGGGTGGCGGAGCTGCCACGCGGCGCGTCCGTCACGCTCGTGCCGTTGCCCTTCACCTGGCTCAGCAGCAGATACTGCAGCGCGTCCATCATGTTCGCTTCCACGATCGCCTTGTTAGGCACCTTGCGCTTGTTGCCGGTCTTGTCGATTTCATCCGACCAGACGTATCGGGCTTGGAAACCAGCGCGCAGATAGCGGCAGCTCGGGCAGATCAGCAGCCCGGGCACGCCACCATTCAGATATTCGAGCGACGCGCGCACCGCCTCCAGCCGCGGCTGGATGCGGTTGGAGCCGATGCGCTGCGGCCGCACGATGAACCCAGCGGCCTGCCCGACCACACGGTTCCACGTCGCATTCTCGTCTGCGGCTTGGCTGGCGCCATGCTCGCCAGCCATATCGCCCCACGCGCCGCCGATCTCATGGCCCGGAAAGCGCGTATCCAGCAGATCGGCCAGCCGCTCGCCGAACACGCGCGCCATCAAATGCTCGGTGGGAAACATCATCTCGGCCAGCACCGACCAATGGCGCGGCGCGCGGCGCTGCGCGATGACCGCAGCGCCGGTGAACCCCTGATCCAGCCCGATCAGCAGCGGCAGGCGCGGATCGGCCTGCAGCCGCGCCTCGGCGACGTGAATGCGCGGGTGGAACTCGCGCCGGAACACCGGATCGCCGGCGCGCAGGAACGTCACCTCATTGTCGACCAGCCGCGCGATCATGTCGCCGCGTCCCGCGGCCGTGTTGGCCGCGATCTGGCGCGGGTAATAGTCCGGCGACAGGTTGTGCAGGTTCTCCGCGCCGGGCTGGCGGGCGCCGGGCTGGCGGAAGAACGCGATGCGCACGCCTGCGCCGGTGCTGTCGGCGCCCGACAGCAGCCCCTCCATGCGGGCCCGCTCGGCCTCGTCGTGAAAAACGCGGTGGGTCCAGTTTTCCTCATCCGGCGCGTTGAAGTCACAAGCGATCTGGCCATAGCTGCGCCGCTCGGGCGGGTATCCCGCGAAGTGCGGGCGCGCCGGGTGGCGATCAATGCGTCCGATGCCGACCGTCAGCACGTCGACGGGCACGGTGTCCGCCTCGTTCAGCCAGATGTCGGTTGCCTGGACGCCGCGCATGGCGCTGATGATGTCGTCCCCAAACGCAAGGAACTCGGCGATCCATTCGATCAAACCGAACTCGTCTTCGAACGCCACGCGATGCGTCACCGGATCGCCGCGACCACCGGACCATTCGCCCATCGCCTTCGGCACGGTCTCCAGATAGCTCGGAATCGTAGTCGACCAGAGCTGGCGATAGGTCTGCCGGATGATCAGCAGCTTATAGCGGCGCACCCCGTCGATCGTGCTGCGCGGCATCATCCGCGCGCGCCTGATGCGCGAATAGATCAGCGTCGTGGTCTTGCCAGATCCGACCGGCCCCTGAATGCCGGCGATTGCGTCGTCGCTCGCAAAGAACGCCTGCGCCACCGGACCGGGGAAGCTCAGCGCGCCGCCGTCCGGCATGTCGCCGACGGCGCCGCCGTCCAGCTCCGCGATCGCCTCGGCAGCGGTCTGCGCTTCGCGAACCCGCGCCACGTCCTCAGCCCCGGACCCGTTCCCGGTGTCAGAGATTTGACCCATACCCATCACCCCCTGCCCATCGCCTGCTCAGCATCGCCCAAAAAGCCGTATGGGGTCGGACGCAGGGGCATGTGATCAGGCCGCGGGCCGGCCCCCCCGGGTGCGCGCCGCGAGCGCGGGCGCGAGGCGCGCGAGCCCGCGCGAAAATCGCGCGCATGGGCAGGCGGGCGGGCGCGAGGCGCGATGCGCGCCAGGTGCGGGCGGGCGAGCTGCGCGCGAGGCGCGTCGAACTGATTTACGATCAGTTGCGCCGAGGTGGTTTTTCCCTTGTTCGTCAGTGGCTTGATCATTCTGTCCGACTTTCTGCGTCCGGGTCATCCAGATCACCGGATGCAACGTGTTGATATTGCTGGATTTCGCCGGGCATCGGCGGCGGTGCGAAGGCGGACGCCGCGTGGCCGTCGATCACCCGCGCGCCATCGCCAGGCGCGGCGCTGCCGGGCATCAGGATCTGCGCCGCGGCGATGTTCACCGTCGTGTCGGGCGTCATCTTCGCCAGGCCGTAGGGCAGCAGCGCGTCGGCGGCCTGCCGCTGCTCGCGCATCACCGCCAGCAGCAGCGACCGACGCTCGACCGGCGCGGCGCGGCCGCCGCTCCACTCCTCGATCTGCTCGACGCGCGCCATCGCCAGCTCGATGCCGGTGCGGCCCGATCGATCCGACAGGCCAGCCAGCTCCGCCAGCGCGTCCTCGGGCATGCGGTACCCACGTGCCGCCAGCATCCGCCGCAGGTGGCTGGCGCGCTTGTTGGCGGACCCGACAGGCCGACCGCGACCCGCGGCCCCGGCGGGCCCGGCGGCAGCGGCCGCGGCGCGCTCCAGCGTCGCCGGATGGGAGGGCGAGGCGGGCGCGGCCAGCAGGTCGAGCTGGCGGCCCGTCGCCGCGGCATCGGCCAGGCGCGCGGCGACCTTCGCCGCGGCGGCGGCAGCGGCGGCGTCCCCCGCCGCGGCGCTGTCAGCGGCGACCTTGGCCCGGCTCATGCCTGAAATCCCGAATTGTTTAGGCTTTTCAGCGCCTTGAGAAAGGCGAAGCCGATGGAGAAGCCCCAGCCGCTACAGGCTTTGGGCGCTGTAGCGGGCTTGTAGCGGCTCTGTAGCGGCTCTTTATCTATATATAACAACTCTTTAACTACTAACGCTACTACTACTACAGCGGACGCGCCTGCGCGCGTGCGTGCCCGCGTCACACGCACATGAGGCAAAATCGTAAAACACTGTAGCGGCTGTAGCGGCATGGTGTAAGCCGATGAAATTGCTTCACAATATGCCGCTACAGTGCCCGCTACAGTGCCGCTACGCTGTAGCGGCTGATCTGGCCCCCGAACCCGCGCCACGCGCACAACCACCGCGCGATCGGCGGGCAGGCTGGCCTGCGTCTTTCGGCTCTCGACCTTGGGTCCGGGTGCGGACGTTGGGTCGCGCCGGCGCTGCTGTGCGGGCTTCATCTTCACGCCTCAGACCCCCGCGTTTGGGTCGAACGGATCGACGGGCTGATCGGGGCGCTGACGCGCATCATCATCTTTGCCTAAAAGGCCGGGGATCGCGCTGAGCGGTATCGCGTGCGCCCGGCTCTGCAACGTCTCGAAGCGCAGCGGGTTGGTCTTTTGGCTCCCTGGCACACGCTGGGCCGCCTGCGACCAGCCGCCGTCTGCCCAGTGGGTGTCGCGATGCAACAAACCCAGCGTGGGGTTGCGGTTCGCGACCATCATCTGCGCGCCATCGCCTTGCCCTTCGATTTTCAGGCCGTAGGCGGGCAGCAGATCACGGGCCGTCGCTCGATCGGGCTCGATGTTGTCCGGCAATATCCCGGCCGCGGCCAGCACCCATCTGCCTACGGTGTAGCGCCTGCCGCCGCGGTGCGCGTCCAGCGGCTGGCCCAGCAGGTGATTGAGCCAGCGGGCCCAGTCGGGCGATCGGTCGAGCTGGTCGGACACGTCCGAGGCGGTCAGCTTGGCGGTCCACATCGTCAGGCGATCGGGTCCGGGCGCATCTTCATGCATCACCAGATCGGCCATCGCCAGCAGCGTGCCGAATTGGTCCGCGCCGCGCGCGTTGTGGCCGGCGAGCGTCAACGCCTGGCGATACAGCTCCAGCGTCTCGTGATAGCGCGACCAGCCCTGCACCACGCGCGTGCGCAGCGCACGGCCGACCTTGCGCATCCGCGTCGGGCTGACGTTGGGCGGCGATTGCGTGCGGGGCAACGGCAGCAGCTCCAGCAGTGCCAGGCGCGACAGATCCTGATCCAGCATGGGCGGCCGCAGAATGGAGCTGAACCCGAACACGTTGCGCACGGTGAAGCTGTGCGATTGGTGGTCTGTCGATCCTCGCAGCACTCGGCCGCCACTGGCGGCGACGCGCGCCAGACGGATGATGTCGCCCAGCCGCTTGCTGCCCGGCTCTGGCTCGGCCTCATCGATCAGCACCGGAATGGTCGATTGCTTGACCGTCGCGCGGATGCTCGGCTCGGTTAAATTCGGGGAATGGATCAGCGCGCCATGGCCGCCGATCACCTGTTCCATGATTTCCTGCAGCGTCGACTTGCCGGTCGCCGCGTCGCCGGTGATCCAGACCATCGGGCGCCACTTCAAGGCGCCGCCGAAGATCGCCGCG